AGTCGTCCTTAATCGATACGAAATCGTATTGAGTAAGAGCTTCTCCCGCTTTGCAGAAAATAAAAGTACCTTCTGGCGAGTGACCTACATCGCCAAGCTTAGCTGGCAATGAAGGTGCAGTAGTCGCATCGAATATTTTTTTATAATTAACTCCAAAAGATCCTGAACCTGACATTTTATGTTCCTCCTACTAATTAAGCGTAAATAACAGCTTGAAGAGCTGGAGCAGCACAGCAAAGATTTCCTTCCACAATGATCACAGTGAAGAAGGCATCCTGGTCAACAGGACGATTCATCTCTGGAGCAAGCGGCTTGAAGTCTGCGCCACGAACCATATCAAACGACCAATACTTAGTATTAAGAAGTCTGATTGAGTTTGTCTCAAGCACTGAAGATCCAAATCCACCATCGAATACGAAATCGCATCCGTCATAGCTCAATGCACGAAATCCAGCAGTAGCCTTCTTTGCGGGAAGAGCAATACGCTGAATAGCTGTAAGAGAGCTGTGGAGGAACTTCCAAGCAGTACGATCACAAAGCGCAAGGTCTGGAGTTTCATCGCCACGAGTAATCTGGCTGATTGCATCCGTTACCTGCTCTTGTACGTTAGCAGCAGTGAGGGTTACGTTTACCGCAAGGTTACGTGCCCATGTGTTGCTAGTACGGTCGATCTGTCCATAAGTTCCCGAAGCTGGCGAAGTCGAAACTGCCTTCTTGATACCGTCGAACTCAAGTCCACCGCTTCCAGTTCCATCGCCACGAAGCGAGGTAGAAACAGTATTTTTAAGACGAGCGATAGAAGCCTTCATCTTCATTTCAGCGAGATCAAGCAACATAGCTTGGTCACGGTTAGCACGACGATCACGACCAGAGATTGCTACTGGCTCATACGCTTGCTTGATAGCGAAGCGGAATGCAGTTGCATCATCAATGGAATCAAGATTGAACGAGCTAAATCCAGCGTAGAAACCACCAACAGCCGCATCATTGTACATGATAGGCTTACGGAGTTCATATCCACCGGAGAATTTACGGATAAGACCTTGAGCGTCAAGCGAAGCCAAAAGCGGGTTATGATGTAAAATCTCATCCGCAATCTGATCGCTTTGATCAAACAAGGTAGCTACAATTGCTTCCTCTAAATTTGCCATTTTAGTTGTCCTTAAAGTTTTTGCTTACAGGACAACCAAATTAGCCTTTAGCTAATCGCCGCCAAATCGACGACGAAGGTTATCCCGTAAATCTTTTGATACTACTCTCGGAGCCCCACTACCTGCTGACCCTGAGATTGAGCGAGAAGCGGATTTAGCCTTTTGGACTACCGCTTGTTTTTGATCCATCACCACCTTTGCAGTCATTGCTGAATTAAGACTGGAAAAGGTCGGGTTACCAGCAACAACATAATTGTAAGCAGTTTCTAGGATCGCTTCAGGCGAGCTATACTTACCAGTTGTCGTTAATGCCTGTACTATCGGAGCCATTTCAGCTTCTAACTGCGAAGCTGTCTCTGGGTCTCTAAATAGAGGCTTGGCTGACATAAACGATTCTACAGCTCGCTCATTATAATAGGCAACTGCGTTTTGTTGCTGCTGCTGTTGGTATGACTGGAACTTCTCTTCCGCTATCCGTTCAGCCTCTTCTCTTGTGAGATAGCTTTGCTGTGGTTGTTGATATTGAGATGTTCCCTGCTGAAGTGCTTGCTGCTGGCTTGCAGTAAGGTCATCCAAACTAAGACCATAAGAGTCCAACCACTCTAACGCTGTTTGAACAGGGTTGTTTTGCATGGCCTTATCCCAAGCGACCGAGCGTTTAGCTATGTCACCTAGCGAAATACCCTGCTTGGCGTAATCGTTCTCGTACTCTTTGATAGTATCAACAATGCTAGAGGTCTGCTTTTTAAGCTGCTCAACCTCAACCATATGGCGTTGATGGTCGCTTCTAAGCTCATACGCCCTACGATTCATGTACTGCTGAAGGACGTGGGCATTGGCAGGGGTAGGGTTAAGAAATGCGTCCTTCTCTGCTTTATTCATATCCGCTGGAGGGACCACTGGGATACGTTCTATCTCTGGTTCAACTTCAACCGTTTCTGTTATTTCTTCTGTCTCAGGGTTGTTATGCTCTGGAGCGTCACTAACGATCTTATCGTCTTCAGCCTTAAAATTACGGCCAAGAGCATCACGCATACTGAGCTTTTCCTGCTCTCCACGCTCTGCAACTATCTCAGTATCCTCTGAAGTTAAGTCCTGAACTTCTTCTGTGTATGTCTCTACGTTATCCATTTAGTCTATCCCTTACCTGTCTCATAAAATTAGACACAACCTTCTTTTCACGCTCTTCGGCATGACGATCAGGGTTATATCCACGTTCAAACTCAGTGCCTACTTCTTCAGCACCAGCAGCTCTATACGCTGCTCTTAACTTGCTTTTACTTGTGTAAATCTCTTTAGGGTTGAGAGGATTTCTAGTTGGTGGCATCTCATCATGAATGAAACAATGCGCTGCGTTCGCATGAACACGCACCATTACTTCTTCAACTGGGACTACTTTCTCTTGTACTGCGCACCACTGATAAAGTTTATATTTGCTCATCCAATAGTCTGTGTAGGTTTAGCAATCACAATAGTCGGCTGTGCTTGAGTCAAACTTTCTTGAACTTGCCTATTAGCCTCAAGACTTACTCTTGCTTGCTCAATAGCTTGTTCCTGAGCTAGTCGCTGCTCTTCCATTAACTTCTCTTGCTGTGACAAACGGAATTGCATCTGTTTAGCATCAAGTTCCTGAACTTTTAACAGTCCTTGCAGCCTATTATTCTCTGCTGTGATATCGTTTTTAACTTGCGCTCCTTCGGTCATCGCTTGAACTTTTAGCATATCAACCTGAACAGCGTTAGCTTTGATTTGAAGCTCTTGCTGCTTCAATGCCAACTCCTGCTCAGCTACATACTGCTCTAGTTGTGCTTTTTGTATTTGAATGTTGCCCGTAAGCTGCTCACGCTGCATCTTCATCTGCTGCTCTTGAGAAGCAAGAATGTTCTTTTCATGCCCATCTTGAGCTTGGATCTGTACTGCCTGAATGCGAGCTTGTGACTCCATTTGAGCAATCTGCATCCTAGCTCGCATCTCTTGCATAACTGGATCTGGAGGAGGTGGTTGCTTAGCTGCTTCTTCCTTAGCCTTGGCAATCTCTCCAATCTGCACCAATGCCTTAGTGAAGATACCATCAAGTTCTTTGCCAGACTTAAATCGCTTGATTACGTTCTGGAATAGCTCAATAGAAAATCCAAGTAGCGGTGGGTATTGCTCAATCAAACTCTTCATCTGATTGAAAAACTCGCCACAAGTAGACATGAGCTGTGCGCCCTCTTGCTGCTCTTGGGCTTGGTCAATAGCTACCATGCTGTCGGACGCAATCCTGATACGGTATGACAGCCTATCGTCGCTTCTAAGTAGGCTAATAATCTTCTGCTTAAAGATTTGGATCTGTATCTCAGGTGGTGGTCCCATTGGTGGCATTGGCTGACCATCTGGCCCTGGTTGTGGAGCTGGAGGAGGAGGCAATACTGCCTCAATCATTCTATCGCCATCACCAACATCAAAAATTGTCTCTGGGTCAAACTGCTCTGCAATAATCGTTCCAAGACGCTCAATGCCATCTGAAACAAACTTACAGAACATATTTTGCCTAACTACAAGGCCAAGTGACGACCACTGTGATTCAAGTCTATTAGCGGTAGCAGACTTGTATTGGTCGCTAGTACCACGAAGCAGATCGCTTACTTTGAGTGTTTCATACAACTGAGATAGTGCTGATTGTCGTGCTGCCTGAAGCTGTTGGAGAGCATTAACGTATGGAGCAATGTCCATAAACTCTACGCCAGCCTGGATGCCACCACGGGACTTATAGGACGGCCAGTTCATTACTGGCACCATCTTTAAGTCACCAATCATAAGCTGCTCAACCTGTAAGCCAAGAGAAGCGTCATAGAGAGCGTTGGTGCGGATAGTTTGAGTTACGGCATGAATACGGGTTGTAAGCCGCTCAATCTCAAGGATTTGGTCTTTAACGTGGGCATAATCTGATACTGGAATCACGCTATCTGGATCAGCTGACTGTGCGATTACAGAGCAAGGATAGAAGCTCTCAAAGTCTATAGGTGGCTCAGACTTGTGGATGATAAACTCTTTAGCAGCTTTATGGCCCCAGTAAACTGTTTCGGTTTCTTCGCACCAAATCTCAAAGACCTCTGCCTTTCCTTCATACTTATCGGCATCTTTGTTCCAGTCTTTTATGGACTTATCTGGAAATGAATCAAAGTGCATCTCATCTGCAATGCCATTACCAAACAACTCTTCAGCTTGTGAGCGGTTAAGGTACGCACGACGAGAACGCCACTCTACCTCTGTCTCATTGCGAGCATCTGAACAGAAGTAATCGTTGTATTGAACTACATCAAGTAGCGCATACTCTTCGCTCTTACCCTCAG